TTTCTACACAAACAACGGCCAGCTAGTTTCAGGCGGCTCACCAGTTGAGGTGGCCACGCCATACACGCAGGCCAACTTGTTCAACGCAGACGGCACTTGTCGTTTGCGCTTCGCTCAGTCTGGCGACTTCTTGTACATCACGCACCCGCTGTATCAGCCGCGCGTGCTCAAGCGCACCAGCTCAACCACGTTCACGCTTGACCTGTTCGAGCCAAAGGGCGGCCCGTTCATGGGCACTAATCCTGACGAGACAGTGACGGTGTACGGCTCCGGTGAGACTGGTTCGATCACGTTGACCGCTTCGTCTTCGATCTTCCAGTCCGGCCATGTTGGCTCGCTGTTCTACCTTGAAGCTAAGAACGTGGATTCGATCGCGGCTTGGGAGGTGAACAAGGCGATTGCTTCGACTGGCGTGCGTCGTCGTTCGGACAGCAAGTACTACGAGGCCATGACCACTGGTACCGGTGGCACAGTCAAGCCGGTTCATTCGTCTGGTGAGCGCTACGACGGCGATCCTGGCATCTTGTGGGCGTTCCGTGATGCTGGCTTTGGCTGGGTCAAGATCACCGGCTACACGTCCGGCACTTCTGTTTCTGCCACTGTGCTGTCTCGCTTGCCTGCTGGCTGCGTTGGCTCTGGCAATGCCACAAATCGCTGGTCGCATGGCTCGTGGTCTGCTGTTGAGGGCTGGCCATCGTCCGTGGCGTTCTTCCGTGAGCGCTTGTGCTTTGCTCGTGGCCAGCGCGTGTGGATGTCTGTGTCTGCGGACTTCTCGGACTTCTCTGCGCAAAACGACGCGGGCGAAATCACGACCGACATGGCTGTGTCCATCGAGGTTGCAAGTGGCGAGGTAAACGACATTCAATGGCTGCACCCTGACAAGCAACTGATTGCCGGTACCGCTGGTGGTGAGTTTGCTGTCGGTGAGCTGTCAAACGGTGACCCGCTTGGGCCTGACAACGTTCAGGCCGTCTTGCAGTCTCGCTTTGGCGTGCGTGCGTTGCAGCCCGTGTCGGCTGGTAGTTCTGCGCTGTTCGTGATGCGTGCTGGTTTGAAGCTGCGCGAGTTCACGTTTGACTCTTTGGATTCTGCGCTCAAGGCTGCGGACGTCACCACAATCTCCGAGCACATCACCACCGGTGGCGTGATCGACATGGACTATGCCAGCGACCCCAATTCTGTTGTGTGGTGCGTGCGTGCCGACGGTTTGCTGCTTGGCTTCACTTGGAATAACGAGGAGCAGGTCAAGGGCTGGCACCGTCATCAGCTTGGTGGCGATGGCAAGGTTGAATCGGTGGCTGTGATTCCTCGCCCTGACGGCACTGGCGATCAGACATGGATGAGCGTACGTCGCACAATCAACGGGGCCACCAAGCGCTACATTGAGTTTTTGGAGAACCCGATCAGCTATGCAGCCGACCAGAAGGACGCGTTTTATGTGGACAGCGGACTCACGTACTCTGGTACCGCTGCGACCACGATTAGTGGCCTGTCCCATCTTGAGGGAGCAACTGTTGACGTATTGGCCGACGGCGCGACGCATCCGCAGGTGGTCGTTACTTCTGGCGCTATCACGTTGCAGGTGTCAGCATCAAAGGTGCAAGTTGGACTCCCATGCCCAGCCAAGTTGAAGACCGTGCGTCTTGAGGCTGGCTCGCAGGACGGCACGTCGCAGGGTAAAACAAAGCGCATCCACAAGGTGGCTTTCCGTTTGCTCATGTCTGGCACCATCAAGGTTGGGCCAAACGCCAACACGACGCAGCTCGTTGAGTTCCGCACGCCGGACAACGCCATGACCGTGGCCGTTCCGTTGTTCACTGGCGACAAGCTGGTGTCATGGCCTTCTGGCTACGAGACCGAGGCGCAAATCTTTGTGATGGTCGATCAGCCAACGCCTTGCACGTTGGTGGCCATCTATCCGCAAATCGTGACGCAGGATGCGCGATGATTCGGGTTGTGAAGATGAAGCCTCACCACTTGCAGGAGCTGCGCTTGCAGCCGATGCAGGAGGGGCTTTCGGCGACAATCACGGACGACGCTTATGCGCAGTCCTTGGCCGAGACGGACTATGCGTTTGCTGTTCTTGCTGGCGGCAAGGTAATCGCGTGTGCTGGTTGCCTTGAAATGTGGGAGAACCGCGCGTATGCGTGGTCGATGATTTCAAAAGACGCAGGGCCTCATTTCTTTGGGTTCTTGCGCGTGGTGGATGGCTTCTTGAAGCAGGCCCCATGGCGCAGGATTGAGGCCGCTGTGCAGTCAGATTTTGCGCAGGCGCATCGCATGATTCGCTTGCTTGGTTTCGAGTTCGAGGGCCGCATGCGTGCGTTCTCGGTCGATGGTGTGGATAACGATCTTTACGCGAGGGTGCGACATGGCTGATCCGGTAACGTTAATGCTGATCGCTGGTGGCATGCAGGCCGTCGGCGCAATACAACAAGGCAAGGCTCAGGCTGCTCAGCTTGAAAGCCAAGCCCGTGCTGATGAATACAACGCCAAGATTCAAGAGAATCAGGCTGCGGAGACTGCCCGCCAAGCTGGCCAGCGTGAGGAGCTGCAACGTCGTCAGGCGCGTGATTTGATTGGCAAGCAAGTGGCCGGTACGGCTCAGGCTGGCATCAAGATGACCGGCTCTGCTCTGGACTTGTTGAACCAGTCTTACAAGGCGTCCGAGGAGGATGCGCTTGCGATTCGCTACGAGGGCGAGCTGAATCGTCAGGGCTTGTTGCAACAGGCTGAGTTGACCAAGTTTCAGGCAGCGTCTAATCGCTCGGCTGCAACTCAAGCGAAGCGTGCTTCGTACCTGTCTGCCGCCACATCGATGGCGTCGGCTTATGCTTACACGAAGATGCCAGGCATGACGACGCCTGCTGGCTCCACCGGTACCGGCTTGAAGTCTGCTGGCTCCATGGGTCTAAAACGAACAGGCGGCATTGGCTTGCGCTACTAAGGATACAAGATGGCAACAATTCCAGTTTATGAACGACGCGTCCTGCCTTCTGGCGTTGGCGTGACACCGCGTGCCCAAGGTGCGCAGGTTGCTTCGACGGGTCAGGCTGTGGCAAACATGGGCCGCGCTCTTGGTCAGTTTGCCGAGCAGGAAATGGAAGACCGAGGCGCTCTTGAGGCGTCTAACGCTTTGTCAAAGGGCGACCTGCAATGGCGTGAACAGTTCACGGCGCGTGCGAACGAATGGAAGCCTGGCGATCCTGACCTGCGCGAGCAGATCAGCAAGGAGTTTGACACTTGGACGCAAGAGACCGCTGGCAAGCTGCCAACCCGCAAGGCGCAGATGTATTTCCAGCAGAACGCTATCTCGATGAAGAACCGGCTCGACCGCGACGCCTTCATGCATCAAGAGCGCACGATCACCAATTCTGTTTTGCAGTCAACCGATGAAGGCATGCAGGCTGACATTCAATTGGTGTTTGCTGACCCGAATCGTCGCGAGGAGATCGTCAAGCGCCGAGTGGCCACCATCGAGGCTGTTGGCCGAATCCCACAGGACAAGCGCCGCGAGATCTCGCTTAAGTTCATCGAGCAGGCCAACATGGCTGCCGAGCAGTCCGAGCTTGCTGCCGACCCGTCTGGCTACTATGCGCGTCGTTTTGGCCGCATGGCTGTCGATGGCGTTGGCGCTTCTGGCGGCTTCAACCATTCGATCGACATGTTGCTCAAGTCTGAGGGTGGCTATGTCAGCGCCGACGGCACTTCTGGCGCTCCGGCCAACTTCGGCATCAATCAAAAATTTAACCCTGACATTGACGTCAAGTCGTTGACCCGCGAGAAGGCTGTCGAAATCTACAAGCAGCGCTACTGGGACAAGATCAACGGCGACGCGCTGCCTCCTGAGTTGCAAGCGACCGCCATGGATGCTGCGGCCAATCAGGGCGTGGCTAATGCAAACAAGTGGATTGCCGAATCTGGTGGTGACCCTGTGCGCTTCAATGAGTTGCGTCGCGCTCACTACGAGTCGCTGATCGCGTCTGGCAAGTACACGGAGGCCGAGGGCAAGTCTTGGATGCGTCGCTTGGGCATCCACGAGAAGGCTGCCAACGGTGCGCTGCCGTCCGAAGATGACGCGGTCATGGGCACGTCGCCTGGCTCGTTCATGGCCCTGCCATACGAGAAGCGTTTGCAGTTGCGTCGTGCGGCTGATTCGGCCATCAAACAAAACACAGCGGTGGCTGCGCAGGCTTTGCGTGGCCGCTTGGCTGATTCGTCGGCCATGGCGCGTGACGGCATCCGTGACCCCAATCCGCTGACGCCCGAGTCATTTGCTCCGCTTGGCGCTGATGCCACCGTGGCGTACACCGAGTACGCCCGCACGCAGCAGTTGGCCACGGACGTTGCCGCGTTCAAGGGCTCCACCAATTCAACGCTTGAGGCCGTGGCTTCTGGTGGTGTCGTTCGTGCCGTTGCCGGTGCTGGGTACGCCGCCGAGGACGCCCGCGACAAGATTCGCCAACAAGCGGCTGCATCGATCTTGCAGCAGCGCAACGCCGACCCTGCTGGCTACGTCTCAAAAAACGTGCCGTCTGTCACCGAGTCCATGCGCACCATGCTGTCGGCCAAAACTCCGGAGGAGCAAGCTGCCGCAACGCAGAGCTTTGCCCGTGAGACGCTGGCCGCTCAGACCAACATGGGTGTGCGTGAGCCTCGCATCTTGTCGAAGGCTGCGGTTGACGATCTCGGCACGCGTATTGCCAGCGGCAAGGAATCAGCCGCCGACCTGACCGCTGCGCTTGAGTCGCAATATGGAAAGCAGTACTTTCCGCAGGTAATGCGTGAGCTCATGAAGGACAGCAAGTTGCCGCCTGCCATGATGATCATTCCAGACCTGCCGTCTGCTGATGCTCGCGAGACCGTTTCGCGCCTGTCGGCTATGAAGCGTTCTGATTTGGATGCTGGCGTTGACGCGTCGATGATCAAGGATATCAAGGCCAAGGTCACAGACCACATCGCCGAGTTCCGCTTGTCTGCTGGCCCAATCGGCAAGGTTGGCGCTGAGCAAATGTCGGCGTATCAGGAAACCATGGAGCGCATCGCAATTGACTTCGCTGCCCGTGGTGTGCACAAAAACGGAGGCGCTGCGGCTGATGCTGCGCGTCAGATGCTGATTGGCAAGTACCAATTCGACGGCACCTTGCGCATGCCTGCTGGCGTCAATTCTGGCGCTGTGACTGGGGGCCTGAGAAAGACTTTGCAGACCACGGTGCTGCCTGCGCTGACTGAGGCCGATGTGCCTGCCGATACGACTGGTGCTCGAACCGGTACCGAGGCGCTGATTGAGTGGCGCAATTCTGTGGCTTCGCGTCATTTTTGGCTTGCAAACAACGACACCACGGCTGCTCAGTTGTGGGTCAAGGGCAAGAACGGCGAGTTCTTCCGCGTGATGCAGGGTGGCCAGCAGGTTGAGGTTCCGTTCGAATCTGCAACAGACATGTCTTCTTTGGCCGCTCAGCCGCATAATAGGGCCAGAATTGCTCAGCGCACCTACCGCGAATCTTTGGCGGCTGGCTCGCGCAAGATCGAGCAGCAAATGCAACAGGCTAAATAAGAGGCTCCATGACCCTTTACTTCGATCAAGGCGGTACCGACCGCGTCACACTTCAAGACATCGAGCCTTCGTTCGGCACAAAGATGGGCGCTGCCGTTGACGAGGCTTGGCTTGAGTCGTATGGCCCGACCGCTGTTGATTGGGTAAACAAGAAGCGCCAGCAGGGCGAGCCGCTGTCTGCTGTTGCCGCCGCTGACAAAATCAAAGGCTCCGGCCTTGCTGTGTCTTTGAAGCCCAAGGACAACGAGTACACCGACGCCCAGCTTGATGTGGTTCTTGGCCGTCAGCGCGAGTTGACAATCGCCAAGGATATTCGCGACCGCACGCCTTGGGACATGGGCTCTGCCGTTCGTGGCGTTGCCATGTTTGGTGCTGGCATTGCTGACCCTGTCAACTTGGCCACCGCGTTTGTCCCATGGACTCGCGCTGTTGGTGCTGCCCGCAGCCTTGAGGCCGCTCGCTTGTCATCGTCTGCGCTGACCCGCTTTGGTGGCCGTGCTGGCTTGGGTGCGATCGATGCAGGTATTTCGACTGCGGCGCTTGAGCCGTTCTATGCTGGTATGCGCCGCAGCCTTGGTGACGACTATGACGCCATGGATTCTGTGGCCAACATCGCATTTGGCACTGCCTTCGGTGGCGGTGTGCTTGGCGTTGGTGGTGTGGGTGTGGACGCGTTCAGACAAGCCACAGGGCGCGCTTTGCCGTCTGCTAGGTTCAAAGGTATGTCCACGGACGATATCGAGCTTGTAACCGGCTTAGAACGCGAAATTGCCGCTGGCATGGACGCTCGCGACGTTGCGCGTGTGCTGGAGACTTATTCGCCCGAGATGCGCAAGTCTATGGGCTTTCCTGATGCCGACGCAACGCTCGACGTTGTTGTGCCTCCTGCTGGCATGGTGACCGGCAACGATGCCCGTGTGAAGGTGGGCGAGGTGTACGAGCCTGCGCAATGGGCCGTGGTCGATGCTGACCAGCTCACCGCCACAATTGACAAAGCCGACAACCAATTCCGCGACCGCAATCGTGCCGCCTATCAGGCCGAGTTGCAAACCCGCGCAAACAACCTAGACCCATCCTTGCTGCTGTCTGTGGATAACCCGCTGATGGACGTTGGCACGCCAACCATTGCAGTCGATGGCCGCATCATTGGTGGCAATGGCCGCACGCTGTTTATCCAACGCGCCTATGAAATCGGCAAGGGTGAAGACTACCGTGCTGCCTTGTTGGCCAAGTTGACTGAGCTCGGCATCGATCCTGCTCAGGCTGAGGGCATCAAACGCCCAGTGCTCGTGCGTCGCTTTACGCGTCAGGTTGACGTCAAGAAGGCCGCGATGCTCTCCAACGAGGGCGGCTCCACTGCCATGTCTGCGCTGGAGCAGGCCAAGGTGGACGCTGAGCGCCTGTCGAACATCCGTCTGGAGGCTGATGCCGACGGCAACTTTAACGTGGCTGGCAATCGTGCTGGCATCCGTCGTTGGCTTGAGGCTGTGCCGGACGGTGAGCGCAACGAGTTGATGTCTGCCGACGGCATGCTGTCGTCTGCTGGTTTGCAGCGTTTGCGCAACGCTTCACTGTTCCGTGCCTATGGTGATTCGCCTGTGCTGGAGCGTTTGGTCGAATCGACGAACGTTGGCAGTCGCAACGTTGCCTCTGCGCTGGCTCGCACTGTTGGCGTTGTTGCAGACGCTGAGGCGGGCATTGGCCGTGGTGAGCTGTACCCGTTGTCGATCTCTGACGACATTCGCATGGCTGTTGAGCAGTTTGAAAACCTGCGCCAGATGGCCATGCCGGTTGACGCCTACCTTGCCCAGCAGGACGCCTTGGGCGACGCGCTGACTGGCGAGGCCCGTTTGCTTTTGAGTGTGATTGGCCGTCATGTGGCCAGCTCTCGCCGTATTGCCGACGTAATTTCTGGCTACTACGATCGCGTGCAAGACCTGGGCAACCCGTCGCAGGCTGACATTTTTGGCGACGTGATGACGCCCGACAAGCTGCGCATGCTGCAAGATTCAATCGACGAGATGGAGTCGCGCATGGACAACGCCGCCGAGGTGGTGGAGAAGGTCGAGCCAGAAACGCGTGAGGCCGCAATGCGTGCTGGCATTGCCCAGATGGCTGATGGCCGCGTGGTTGACGTCGAGGCGATCATCAAGACCGACCCAGCCGCTGGCGGCACTGCCACGGCTCAGGACTTGCAGTCTGCTGCGGCTCGCAATCAAGCGCCGGAGTCTTTGCGCGTTGCTGACTTTGAGGCCAGTGGTGCAATCGACGCCGAGAACGCCACGGCTCCTAAGTGGTCTGGCGTTGCTGACGCTCAGGCTGCTATGGATGAGGCCGATGCCATGTTGGCCGACACGCTCAAGGCTGGCGATCAGGCGTTCAAGTACTCGCGCGGTGAAGCGCCTGGCCAAAAGAAGGCCACCGTGTGGCAGGGCACCACTGCCCGCTTTGCTGCCGAGCCAAACAACCCGCTTGGCATGTTCCGCTGGGACAAGATTAACAGCGAGTTTGGCGAGCAGGCGCAGGCGTTTGGCTATGGCCACTACCTTGCTCAGCAGGCTTGGGTTTCGCAGACGCGGTACCGCCAGCGCTTGACCGAGCGCCGCTTAAGTCAGGGCCGCTCGTACGAGGTTTCTGATGGTGCTGGTGGCACGATGATCTTGAACATGATCACCAGCGCCAAGGCCTTTACATTGGCTGACGGCACGGTTGTCCACCGAGACCAAAAGAACCCAGCCATGGCCGCTAAGGCTGCGGCAATTTATCAGGTGCGCGAGTTTGGTTACGAGGGTGCTGAAATTAGCTTCCGTCGACGAATCCAAGAAATTGAAAATTCGATTGCAAGTGAAACATCTCCTTCAATGGCCGCTCGCATGCGTGGCGATCTTGCCGACGTTCGCGCCCGCCTGCGTGCAATTTATGACGTGACCAAGCCCAACGAGGTGATCTATGACGAGGCGAAGATGGAGGGTGAGTTTGCCAAGTCCAGCTTCTACATCGACAACGACCCGATCAATGGCGCGGCTGCTCGCTTGTATGTTCAGAATTCACCGTTCGGCTTTGGCAACAAGGATTTTGACAGCGTCAACGAAGCGGTGCAGTTCATCCGCGATAACGCTGGTCGCACGCTTGACCCTGCCATCAAAGAGTACGTGCCGCCTGTGCCGGACGACATGCGCACGCGCGTCATCGCTGGTGGTCAGGAAATCACCAGCAACCTGAGCTTGTACATCGAGCGCGAGGCCGATATCAGTTCTGGCCGTGTGCTTGGTGAAACCATTGGTTTGGACATCAAGCCTCGCACCTCGACGATCAAGGGTGTGAACAAGGTGGTGCAGCTCGATATGCTGCTTGAGCGTTTGAACCGCGACCAGCAGGCCGATGCCGTTGCGTCTCGTCAGTCTGCGATCACCGAGCTGGAGCAGTTGATTTCTAATGGCGTGACTGAGGCAAACGTCGAAGCGCCTGGCAGTCTGTACCGTGCTGAAATTCCAGAGGATGTGTTTGGGCGCATGCTTTTGTGGGAGGCTCCAATGGGCGAGCAGTCCCCAGAGATTCAGGCGCTGTTTGAGGACTGGGGTCTTGAGCCGTTCAAGCCACCAGTGTGGGAGCCCATCGATGGCGGCTTCCAAATTGATCGCGGTGTCAGCGGTAAGGTTGCTGTCAAGGAGCTCAAGCAGCCATCCGTTCAGGCAATCCTTGACCAGTACGGGTACCAGATTTATGAGGCCCCTGCTGGCAGTCCTGACGAGTGGGCTTTCCAATTTAAGGACGGGTCTGTGTCCTACTACAGCACGCTGACGGACGCCGAGTCTGTGGCCATCCGTGAGTGGGAGGTGGATTCTGGTGCTGAGGACGGTCGCTTTGCGTTCTATCGCCAAGGCAACCTTGCTGGCAACTATGCAACGCTGGACGAGGCTAAGGCTGCGGCCATGGACTGGTTGGGCGTGTCCGACTACACAGGCGAGTATGCCTACCGCTGGTTGGTTGACCAAATCAATTCAGGCGAGTATGGCGACGAGCTGGGCGACCCAATCATGGAGGCCCACTACGAGATTGCCAAGCGTCGCTTTCCTGGCGTTGATCCGATTGAGGCTTTGGACGATTACGACCCGAGCGCAGAAGAGGTGGCTTCGATCATCTTGCACAACAACGGCGTGCCAGGTCATTTGTTCTTTGACGGCCAGTCTCGCGCTGCCGGTCAGGGCGCTTACAACCTAGTGGTTTACGCTGATGACGTTGCCAAGATCGTTGATCGCTACGCACGCCAGACTGGTGAGCTTCTTCGCGCTACGGACAATCCTTCCGACATGGTTCAGGCTTTGCGCCTGTCGTTTGGCGAATCGACCGAGACGCTGCTTGATGCTGGCCGCGTTCGCATCGTTGCAACGCCAGATCAAATACCTGGCGGGCCGCATCCGGCTGACGTCAAAGGCGCGACCGCACCGAACGGCTTGGTCTACATGGTGGCATCCAACCTGAGTGTGGCTGAGGCAAAGGGCATGATGCTGCACGAGGTCGGTGTTCACGTTGGCATGGAGTCCATGCTTGGGCGTGAGTTGTTTGACGAGGTGCTGTCACAGCTTGACGACGCGATCTTGCGTGGTGAGGATTGGGCGCAGCGTGCCCGCGCTTCTGTTCCTGCCGACACGGCTGCTAGTTTGGTTCGTGAGGAGCAGTTGGCCTACTTGGTGCAAAACGCGCCGGAGCTGCCAATCGTTCAGCGCATCATCGCTGCCGTTCGCGCTTGGGCTTACCGCACGTTTGAGGCTGCTCGTGGCCGGTTTCAGCTCACCGAGGCCGACTTCCGCGCTTTGGCTGTGTCTGCCTTGCACGCTGCCGCACGCGCCGAGAAGGTAAGCGCTGAGGGCTTGTCGCCTGCGTTCTCTCGCGATCTCAAGCAAACGGCCACACGCGCGTTCCGTGAGTGGTTTGGTAAGTCTGAGCTCGTTGACGCTGCTGGCGATCCGTTGGTGATGTATCACGGAACGGCTGAGGACTTGGATGCTGTTGACCTTGGCCGCGCTGGTACCGCCACAGACATGGGCAACATGGGCACCGGCTTCTATGTCACGCCTGAGGACTTTATCGCTGAGACTTATGCCCGCATGGCTGGTGGCGACCGTGTTGTGATGCCTTTGTTTGTTCGCGCCGAGAACGTGCTCAAGCTGGGCACGCTGGACGAGAACTACATCGCAGCCGTCACGCGTTTGACCGACGAGTGGGGCATGGCTGAAAAGCCTCAGTTCGACGGCACCAAGCAAAAGAACAAGGCATGGGCTGACGAGTTCGCGGCTGCTGCTCAGGCCCGTGGCTTTGACGCTGTTGCCGCCTACACGCCTGCTGGCGAAATGTTCCAGCTCGCCGTGTTCCGTGAGGACGCCGTCAAGCACGCCACCGAAAACACCGGCCAGTTCTCTCCGACCGACAAACGCTTGCGCTACTCGCGCGGTGAGACGCCTGACAACGCTGGTGAAAACCCTGAGATGAAGGCAGCGGACGCCAAGGTGGCGCGTGCCAAGTCTTATGCCAAGGTGCTTCGTTCTGCCGCTGACAAGCTGGACAACGACGCCGAGGCTGTGGCTGCAATGAAGTCTGAAATGCCAGACATCATGCCGGAGGAAATCGACGACTTGCTTGGCCAGTTGCGCAAGCAGGTGCAGGGCCTTCGCGGCGTGACGCGTTCTGTGCGTGACGCCATGGGCGCTGAGGATGCTGCGGCCAAGATGCAAACCGAGGCTATGCGTGCGGCTGATATGCTGGCGAACAACTTGGAGATGGCTGCTGTCATCGAGCGTCGCAACGTGGCGCTGAACATGAACGTGCGCTTGAAAGCAGCGTCGTTTGTGAACCAGTACAAATCTAAGGGCTTGGACTTTGAGGGCTTTGCTGCCCTGCTGGTCGGCTCTCAGCGTGTTCGTGCTGGCGCTCGTGTGTCTGTCGATGCTGAGTACAAGGGCTTCCGTGGGGAGTTCTTGGGCGGCATGATTGCAGACATTGAGAAGCTGGGCCTCATGCGCGAGTTCGTGTCTGGCGTGTTTGACCGTGATGTGTACGACGCTTTGTGGCGCTTGGGCCAAGACAAGCCGGACTTGACCGGTCTGTCGCCTCAGGCGGTGCAGTTGGCCGAAATCGTCAACAAATACCAGCAGACCGCTCGCGATCGTCGTAATCGTTTTGGCGCTTGGATTCGTGACCTGCAAGGCTACATCACGCGCCAGTCGCACGACATGTTCAAAATCCGCGAGGCAACGGATGCCGAGTGGGTGGACTTCGTGAAGGACAAGCTCGACCTGCCCAAGATGATGCGCTTGGGTTTGATCAGCGAAGTTGACCCCATGGGCTCGTTGCGTGCTCTGTACGACGACTTTGCTGCCGGTGTGCACATGAAGGCCAGCCCGTTGGACGAGGACACGGTCGCCATGGGCAAGGGCTCGAATCTTGCGAAACGTGAATCTGTCAGCCGTGCCTTGTACTTCAAGGATGGCGTCTCGGCGTTTGAGTACAACCAGCGCTTTGGCATGGGCACCTTGGCCGAGTCCGTTGTGACTGGCCTTGATCGCTCTGCCTCTGCTGCTGCGCTGCTCAAGACCTTGGGCACCAACCCAGAGGCAACGCTCACCCGCCTGCTTGACGAGTACGAGAATTCTCTTGTGTCTGACCCTGTCAGACGCGCCAAGTTCCGCGAGCGCCGTGGTGCTGTGATGAACTTGTTGGCTCAGGTGGACGGCTCGGTGAACATCCCTGGCGATGTGACTGCGGCCAAGATCAGCTCGTTTGCCCGCTCTTGGATGAGCATGGCTAAGCTGGGCGGTGCGCTCATTTCTTCGGTGTCTGACTTGGCTGGTTACGCGGCTGAGCTGCGCTACTCCGAGGGCAAGAACATGTTTGAGGGTGTTCTTGACGGCATGAACCGACTGACTGAGGGCCGTGCCAAGAACGAGAAGGCCGACATTGTGTCTTCGCTTGGCGTGTTCCACGAGTCCGTGGCTGGCTCTGTAAGCGCTCGTTTTGACAATCCTGATTTGGTAGCTGGCAAGATGGCTGCGGCCATGCAGCAGTTCTTCAAGTTGAACGGTTTAAATTGGTGGACTGAGACGCTGCGCGACGGTGCAGCCTTGCAGCATTCGCACTACATGGCGTTGCAGGCTGGCAAGAAGTTCGACGGTCTAGACCCAGAGCTGCAGCGTTTGCTCACGCTCTACAACATCGACGGCAAGAAGTGGGACTTGTTGCGTATGGGCACCATGCAAATGGCCGACGGTCGTGCGTACATGACGCCAGAGGCTTTGCGCACCGTGCCGCGTGCTGCGCTTGAGAACTACATCACCGAGGTTGGCCGCACAGTCAGCGACGCGTCAGTAAAGAACTTGACCGACGATTTGTCGCAGGCTCTGCGCGTGATGGCCGTTGACCGTGCCCACCATGCTGTGCTGGAGCCAAGCGCTCGCTCTCGTGCGTGGATGCTGCGTGGTTCACGCCCTGGCACTGTGCAGGGTGAGTTGCTGCGCTTCATTGGCCAGTTCAAATCGTTTAGTGTGGCGATGACGCAGATGGTCTTGGGCCGCGAGGTCTATGGCCGTGGCTATGACACCGTTGGTGAGTACATTAAGAACGGGCGCGGCGACATGGTCGGCTTGGCCTCGATGATCGGTATGTACGGCGCGTTGGGCTATGCCGCCATGGCTGGCAAGGACTTGCTCAAAGGACGCGAGCCTCGTGACCCGACCGACCCCAAGACCATTGTGGCCGCTTTGGCTCAGGGTGGTGGCCTTGGTATCTATGGCGACTTCCTGTTCGGCGAGTACTCGCGTATGGGCCGCACGTTCACATCGTCGCTGGCTGGGCCTGTGATCGGTAATTTGGACACGCTGACCGACTTGTGGACGCGCGTGCGCAACGGTGACGACGTGGCTGCGGCTTCATTTAAGGCGTTGCTGGACAATACACCGTTCTTGAATCTGTACTGGATTCGCCCTCTTTTGGACTACATGGTGCTGTTCCGCATTCAGGAATCGCTGAACCCTGGCTTTTTGCGCCGGATGGAGAAGCGGATCGAACGTGAGAACGGTCAGTCATATATCTTGCCGCCGTCACAGGTAGCGTTCTAAAATCTAGGAAACACAGGAGTCGCAATGACCGTTTCAACAACCACAGCGCGATCGGGCCCGTATGCTGGCTCCGGCACGACTGGCCCATTCACCGTAGGATTCCGCTTCCTCGAAAACTCTCACATCAAGGTCGTGAAAAACGTGGCCGGTGTTGAGGAGGAGCTGGAGCTTGATGTCGACTACACCGTCACTGGTGCTGGCGCTTCGTCTGGTTCTGTGACGCTTGGTACCGCTTTGGCCACCGGCCAGACGCTGACCATCGTTCGCAACGTGCCGACGACGCAAGAGACGGACTATGTGGCTGGCGATTCGTTTCCTGCTGAATCTCACGAGCGTGCGCTTGACCAGCTCACCATGATTGCGCAGCAGCTTAAGGAGGAGGTCGATCGCTCCGCCAAGTTGCCGGTGTCGAACACCGAAGATGCGAACGCCTTGGTGGCCGACATTGTCCGTTTGGCCGATAGTGCCGACGAGCTCGATGCTGTTGCTGCAATCGTTGCTGACGTGACCACCGTGGCTGGTGTGGACACTGAGGTCACCACCGTCGCCGGTATCGCTGCCAACGTGACCACGGTTGCTGGTATTGCTGCAAACGTCACCAGTGTGGCCGGTAACGCATCCAACATCAACACTGTGGCTGGAGTCTCATCAAACGTGACGACCGTCGCTGGCGTGTCTTCCGCTGTGACCACGGTTGCTGGCATCTCTGCGGCTGTAAGTACCGTTGCCGCTGATGGCACTGACATTGGTGCTGTTGCGGCCATCTCCGTCGACGTTCAAGCTGTGGCCGATATTGCCAGCGACGTTTCTGCCGTTGAGAACATCGCGGCCAACGTGACGACTGTGGCAGGTATCTCCTCCAACGTCACGACCGTGGCTGGCATCGCGGCAAACGTCACGACTGTAGCCGGTGTGTCTGCTGCTGTGTCTACCGTGGCCACAAACATTGCGTCTGTAAACAGCGCGGCCACAAACATGGCGGCAATCATCGCTGCACCAACCGAGGCTGCAAACGCTGCCAGCTCTGCCAGCTCTGCTGCTGCAAGCGCTGCTGCTGCTGCTTCGTCTTTGGATTCGTTTGATGATCGCTACCTTGGCCCGAAGTCGTCTGACCCAACGCTTGACAACGACGGCAATGCTTTGGTGACTGGTGCGCTGTACTACAACACCACCACGCAGACCATGAAGGTCTATGACGGTGCGAATTGGATCACTGCCACGGCTGCTGGCACGACAGCGATGAACGTCTACAAGTACGTTGCAACCGCTGGTCAGACAACATTCAGCGGTGCTGCTGCTGTCGGTGGCACGATGAGCTACACCAGTGGCAACATCATCGTGTTCGTGAACGGTGCTGCATTGGATAGCACAGACTACACAGCAACAAACGGTACAAGCGTTGTGCTTAGTGTTGCTGCTCGTGTAAATGATGAAGTTGTGGTGGTGGCGTTTAAGTCGTTCACGGTTGCCGACACTTACACGCAGTCTGCTGCGGATGCGTTGTTGGCTGCAAAGGCTCCGCTTGCAAGTCCCACGTTTACTGGTTTGGTTACGACTGCTGGGCAAATTAAATTCCCTGCATCTCAAAACGCATCATCTGACGCAAACACGCTGGATGATTATGAGGAGGGGATTTGGACACCCACTTTAAGCTCTAGCGGTACTGCTCCGACTGTCTCAACATACGATGGTCGGTTTGGTAGGTATATCAAAATCGGAGGGCAAGTGACTGCCATCTGTTATATCAGAGCAACGATTTCTAGCATCGGCTCTGGTAATCCAGTCGTTACAGGTCTTCCATTTTCAGATGGAGCTGGCTACCTAACTGGGCCTTCAATCGGAATCTACAACATTCTAAACACTCGCCCGACTTACGCATATATTAGCGGTACATCCGTTCTATTAGAAGGCTCTGCTTACACGACTACCGCCCTTGGTTATTTAACTTTTTCACTTACCTATTTTGTATAACTACGAAGTTCATTAGCCTGATTGGATTGGTCAGGCTGGACACAACGCCAACTTTAAGGAGAAACCCAAATGGCACTCACAGAAACCAAGGTCGTAGACCAAATCACCGTCACCGAGAACGGCACTGTGCTGTACCGTGAAGCTACTCGCATCACACGCGACGGTGAACAGATCGCGCAGACATTCCACCGCACATCGCTGACGCCTGGTCAAGACCTGACTGGCCAGCCTGACAACGTGGTTGCAATTTGCAACGTTGCATGGACTGCTGAAGTTGTCGCCGCATACGAAGCGCAAGTCGCCGCACAGGCCGGAGGTGTTCAATGAGCAACGCAAGAGAATTAGCAGAGCTGGCCGGTAGCTACGGCACAGGCGGTTTTGTTGGGATGAAAAACCGCATCATCAATGGTGCGATGGCAATCTTTCAACGAGGCACTGCGGCAACGGCAGATGGTGTTTACAGCGTTGACCGCTTCAAGTTAGTAAAGGGCAACGATGCCACTGAGTCAGCATCTCAAAATGCAGACGCTCCAACTGGCTTCAAATACTCTCTGCGAAATACTGTCGCAACAGGTGATGCTTCGATCGGCGCAAGTCAGTATTCTGGTTTTGAGCACGTCATTGAGGGCTACAACATTGCAGATTTTGCATGGGGAACTGCAAGCGCCGCTTCTGTAACTTTGTCATTTTGGGTTCGTTCGTCAGTAACTGGACAATACACAGGCGGTGTTCGCAATAACGGAAGCACACGAATCTGCCCGTTTAATTTCACCGTCGATGCAGCAAACACATGGGAATACAAAACCATCACGATTGCTGGTTGCCCTGACGGAACTTGGGAATCCACAAACGGTGTTGGGATGATTGTTGCCATATACGCCGCAATGGGATCAACTTTGGCTGGTGGAACGGCTGGAGTTTGGAACTCCACATCCAAATTTGGCAGCGGCACACCTGTAAACGGAATCGCGTCAAACGGCAACATCTTTGCCATCACAGGCGTTCAACTAGAAAAAGGCAGCACAGCCACATCGTTTGACTACCGCCCGTATGGTACTGAGTTGGCTTTGTGTCAGCGGTACTACCAAGTGGTAGCGGTTGGCTGCTACCAAAAAGCTGTAGCCACAAACGATTCTCTTACTGTAAACACTCCGTTGCAAGTTCAAATGCGAGCCGACCCAACAGCTTCTGAGAAAACGTCTTTTGCATCATCAAATGTAAGCACAACCTATCCTGTTGGTAGTGTGATATTAAAGTCAACTGGTTGTATGCTTCGCGCTATTGCGGCTTCGGCTGGAAACGTTGACTACCAAGCAAACTGGCAATTCTCTGCGGAGCTTTAAATGTACAAACTCACAAATTTTAATTCTGTTGTTCGCGTTGAAGACGGTTCTTGCATCCCCTTCGACCCCGCCAACACGGATTTCATCGAATACCAACGCTGGCTGGCCGAGGGCAACACGCCTGAGCCAGCAGACGAACCAACAGCGGAGTAATAAATGTCAGACAGCGTATCAATGACCGAGGCCAAGCTAATGACTCATGAGGCTGTGTGCGCGCAGCGTTATGAGACGATCAATCGCCAGCTTGAGAATGGCTCTGCTCGTATGACAAAGATCGAGTACTACATCTGGGCTGTGCTGGCTGCTGTTTTGCTTGGCCCTGGCGCTGCTGCTGAGTTTTTTAAGAAGCTGATCGGCCTCTGATGTGGGGCCAGAAATCATGCTGGCTTTGCAAGCAATGCGTGCTGCGTATAGCGGCATTCAGTACTGCTGCGATTGCCTGCGTGAAGGCTCTGTCGAAATTCAGCGCGTCAAGAAAACCGTGGAAGGCGGGGTTGCTGACGCAAAGAAGATTTATGCTGAGGTTACGGGCATTTGGGGGTGGCTCAAATCTTTACTTGGTGCGCCTGCAAAACCTAATGGAAGCGCTATCGCCAAGCAGCATGAAGCCGCCGCCGAGCCAGCCAAATCACCCGCGAAAAAATCCAGCGCTAAAGACGAATACGTCGACCACATCCCCACACAAGACGAAGTCGTGCAGCAGTTCATTGGGCACGTTGGCGAGTGGTTCGACAAGTACGCTTTCCTGAAGTCGTACACCGAGAAGCGCTACGCAGAAGTTTTTGGCAAGGACGTGATCGACCAGAAGGAAGTGCTGGAGCTCACGCAGTTGCAGGTCGAAGTGGATGCCGCTTACCCAGCGTTGATGACACTGATGACCAGCAATGCGCCATGGCAGCTTGGGCCGATCTGGTCGCAGTTCAAAGAGATGCAGGACAAGGTTAAGGTCGGGCAGGCGGCTCGCCAGATGAAGCAGAAACGTGAGCGTGCTGCGCTGGTGGCGAGACAGCACCGAGAGCGCAACGACCGCATCGACCGCAATGTGACGGTGTTTTTCTTGCTGCTGATGGTGGCCTACTTTTGGTTGTTGATTGGTATCATTGCAAATGTCTAAACCTGACAACCTTGGCGTGATTGTGTTTCTTGGCTTGCTGGTCATGTGCTTTGGCACGGTCATTTTCTGGGGTCTGTTTAAGTTTGCGGTTCAAGATGCTGAGCGCACACGCGATCGTCGTGAGTTGAACAAGGCTGCATTGGTTTTGCGCGAAGAGAGAGAGAAGCTCGAGCGTTTATTGAAGACGGTGGAAAACACCGAGAAAGGCAAGGAGTGAAAGACCTATTACTGAAAATCATCGAGGCACGTATCAATCGGCCAAAGCCAACCGTCGAAGAGGTCGAGGTGCAAGTGTGGGCCTTTGTGGTTCGCTCGATCACGATCATGGTGATGGTCATTGCGTTTGGCGTCCTGTACGCCATCGCGTTTGAGGTGCAGTCAGAAGACCTGGCTCCGATCGACGCCATCTTCTTGGAAATCCTGAAAGCCATTGCCTTCATGGGTGTGGGCACATTGGGTGGTATCTCTGGTCGCAAGGCCACTGCCGCCATTGCGCACGCAATCGTTGGAAATCCGGACGATGGACAGCCTTCTTAATCTGTTGAAGAGCGCAGCCCCAGCGCTGGCCACTGCGGTGGCTGGCCCTATGGGTGGCATGGCTGTGAAGGCCATTGCTGACAAGCTCGGCGTACCTGCGTCAATTGGTGAGGTGACTAAGGCTCTGGAGGCAAATCCAGAGCTGGCGCTCAAACTCAAAGAGATTGACACGCGTGCGTTTGAAGCTGAAACAAAGGCCGTCAGCGAACGCTGGCAGGCTGACATGGCCAGCGATTCGTGGCTGTCTAAAAACATCCGTCCCATGACGCTGATCTACATCCTGTCTGCCTTCATCTTGATGGCGGTGGCAGATGGCTTTGGATTCCGAATCGCCGAGTCCTACGTGAACCTGCTGGGTCAGTGGGGCATGATCGTAATGACCGCCTACTTCGGTGGTCGCACTGTTGAGAAAGTAATGGAGAGCCGCAAATGACAAATCTAACCCCACACTTCACGCTTGAAGAGCTGACGCACACCGACCACCGCGAGCTGGATAACACGCCAACGACCACCGAGAAGTGCATCATTGACGGCAAGGAGGTGCTTGTGAACGCCTATGAGAACCTGCCACGCCTGGCGAACTTCTTGGAGCAGTTGAAGATCATCTTGGGTGGCAAGCCCATCATGGTGAACAGCGCGTTTCGCTCTGAGGCTGTGAACACTGCTGTCGGCTCAAAGAACACCAGCGATCACCGTCGTGGTTGTGCTGCTGACATTCGCGTGCCTGGCATGACGCCGGACGAAGTGGTGAAGGCGATCATTGCAAGCGAGCTGCCTTACCAGCAAGTGATTCGCGAGTTCGACCGCTGGACTCATGTGGCCATCACCACCAATGAGAGCGACGTGCCCAAGAAGTCAAAGCTCATCATCGACAAGCAAGGCACACGCGCTTACGCTTGATCGTCGTGGTTGTAGATGTCTCTGGTAAGTAGCCAGCACAATACAAAAACCACAAGGCCTGCTGCAACGAAGATCAACCCGATCAACGTCAGCAGGCTTTTTAGTTCGTCGCTCATTTCTTTTTCTTCTTTGTTGTGTTGGCTGTGCCTGCTTTGCTGTAGTACATGATTTCTTTTGGCGCAAGGCTGACGCGTTGTGTCTTTGGGAATGTGGCAATGGTGAACACTGCCTTGTCTGCTGATTCTCGCGTTGCCTTGGCCCTTGAGCCGTACTTCGACCCGTTGGCTTGCTGGATGCCTTCTGCTCTGATGGTGGACAAAAACTGTGGCATGTATGTCTGCACGTAGTCTGGGTGAAATGCGTTGATGATGGTCATGTGATTACTCTTTGTTGTTTCTGATGTATGTGGCTGTGCTTGTCGCTGTGTCACCAAATGGCAAGCGCTCAAAGTTCTTGGCGGTCTGCTCTAGTGCGCAGTTCCATCCGGATAGAAAAACAAACCACGCCGCGTCTGATGTGGCAAGGCCAAGGTGGCCGTACAGTTTTTCGAATTGCTCGCGTGCTGGGGTCATGTCTTACTCCTTAATGCCCCACATCTGAGGCCAATGTCTGTGTTGTTTTGATAAATTCTCACTTGCTACAAGAATTTGCAGGTTTGCTGGAACATGAAGGCCGCATACTGTTTTACCTTGCAATGGAACAATGTGGTCAACGTGATATTCCTGCCCCGTATACATTCTGAAAGCCAATGCAGCAGAATAAAAATCTTGGACAGCAGACAAGTCAGACCATTCTGGTGTGGCTGCAATCTTTGATGCCTTACGTTTTGCAGTTCTTGCATTTTCTTTAGAGCGGTTATTTTTCGCCCATGCTTTTGCCTTTGATGCTTTTTGTTCTTTGTTCTTTAAAGCCCATTGTTTTTGACGCTCCAAATGAACATCTCGATTGATTGACAGCCACTTGTTTGTTGCCGAATGGTCACAAGACCTACACCACCATCTCAAACCATCCTTGCTTGCGCTTCGCTTGTTGAAATCTGACACTTCTTTGTCAGTGGCACATTTTGAGCAATGTTTCATTTTGTTATCCCATGTGCGGCTTCTATTGCTCTGGCAAAAGACTTGTAAAACTCAAGCCCGCTTGCCTTGAGATAGCATTGCAAGAGTTGCTCATCCGTCAGCGGCTTGCGTTGTTGTGGTGTGGTGTAGAGAGGTGTAGCTTTTGCGTAAGGATGATTAACTTCTTCCCAATTTAAGTTGTCGCCACCTTTGTGATGCTCAATCCACGCCACAGGCTCACCCTGCTCTTGCTTGGCAAAGGCTTGCTTGATGGCGGTGATGGCTTCAAACGCTAGAAATTGCGACTTGTCTGTGGTCGCGTACAGGCTTTCCTCCAACGCCTCAAGCGCCATCTTCATTGATTCTTTACTCATGGTTGTCTCCACAGTTTGTCGCCGCGTTTGTTGGTGCAGATTAGTTTGTCGTTCTTGTCGAACTTAAACCAAGCGTTCGGGCCTCCAATGGCTGCGCATGTTTTATACGCTTCGCTTTTGGTTGGGCGCTCGTAGTTAAACGAGATCGTTTGCGCGTTGCCGTCGAGCATGTATGCCGTGCTCATGACCAGTGCGATGATGATTGCTGCTATCCATTCCTTCATGTTGACCTCCAAACAAGCAAATCAAAAAGCACCGCGACAAATGCGGCAGCGATTGTGAAGCGCAGCATCCACTTGAGTAGTGCTTCTCTGCGCATGACTTTGAGCCTGTCTTCAATGGTGAGAATTTCTTTCATCGTGCTCTCCTATACGTCAATCATTTCTACGTCGTGTGGCTTTCTTTTGCCTGCCAGTATTTCGTGAATGCGTCGCTCCGTGTTTCGGTGCACCGTCATCATGGTTCTGGCTGGCATTGCTTCGAGCACGCTGGCGTAATCTTCAAGCACCGCGCTGACCGCTTTGATGCCTGGTGCATCGAGGCGCAGCTTTTTGCCTTGCTTGTATCGTTTGCCTGCTTCTGCGAGCGCCTTGACCGCGTCTTCAAGCAGCCCGCTTGTGTCTTCCACGATTTTCATGTCCACCATGGTTTCCATCAAGTTGACAGCATCGCTGCACACGCGCCAGTCGTCCGTGGTTGGTGTCTCTGCGGTCTTGATTGACGCGAGGCCGTTCCACATGCGTGTGAGCTGGTGTCTGCGCTTTGACGCGTCCATTGGCTTGTCTGGGCTGGCAAACATCAAGTCGAGCGTGTTGTACTTGTAGATCACCACCGGTTTCATGCGGGTGCGTTTTTTCATTTGGACACCTCGGCGATCCAGTTCTCAACGTCTTGGCGTCGGTACCGCACTGGGCTTCGTGGTTTGCCGCCAAGTTTTAGAAACGCGGGGCCGTAGTTTTTTTGTCGCCAGTTCTCAAGCGTGCCAACGGTGATCTTGAGGATGCCCGAGACTTCTTCCGGTGTGAGCAGTTCTTGTTGGTTTGTCATGGTGTTCTCGTGTGTGGGGCCTCGGTGTGAAGGAGGCCCCATTGTTTTAGATGGGCGAGTCGTCTGGGTTGCCTGCCGGTGCAGCTTCGCGGTGTGGCACGTCGATCACGCCGTCGTCGTCATGCTCTGGCGCTTGCTGTGGGGCCTGTGCTGCGACTTTGTCTAGTCGGCTGGGGCGTTTGCTTGCTGATGCTGCTGGAGCGGCTTGTGGCGCTTCCTGCTGCGCTTCTGCTGGTGGCATGAACAGCTCGTCGTCTTCGTGCATGACGCCGTCAATGTCGGTGCTCAGTGGCAGGCGTTTGCTGTGGCGTCGCACAACAGTTTTCTTGGCCATCTCGGCGAAGTCTGAAACCCAAGGGCCGGACTTGCCGCTGCGGCTTCGGCCTCGGATGGCGTTGACGTCTTCGACGCTCATGACCTCGCGGGACTTCTCGCCGTCCTTCATGCTGACGATGCTGTACACCGCGATCAGTTGGCCGCGATTGGAGAGGGCTGGCTTGTGGGTGATGTGCTCCTCGTCGCCAAGGCAGAAATCGAACTGGTCGTTTTCGTAGACCGCTTGCACGCTCCATGTGCTGATCTCGCCGCTGTTGCGCACCAGCTTCATGATGCCTGCCACCATGGGCATCCATTGGGCTTGGTTGCCGAAGGTGACGATCGCGCCTTCGCGTCCGTCTGGCAGCAGGCCCATCTGCGCTGCCTTGGTCGCGGCTCCGAAGAGTGTGCGTCGGTCGGCGTCAAGCAGGGCTGGGTTTGTTTGCACAGCGGTCAGCGTGACGCGGACGAATTTCTCGACGCTCACGTGGGCTGGCAATGCTGCCTTGAACTGGGGGGCCATCTTTTCGATGGCGTGTCGCACTTCTTGCACGACTAGCTGGTTGTTGCTCATGGGTTTCTCCTAAAAGTACCGGTGGCCGACCGGTGGCGGTGTTGCTTGTTTTGCAACAGTGTATCACGCTTTAGTGGGTTTGCGTGTGTTTATTCGTAATCCTCGGAAGCCTTTTCGACCGCCGTAGGTTTTGCCGATCATGTCTTCGGTGATGATGGTGGGTGGCGTGTCGGCCTGCATGGCTGCGCTGATGGTGAAGCCTGGCAGCAGGACTTTTTCGGCGTCGCCAATGTGCTCGAGCAGCTTGGCTTTGCAGACCTGTTTGTCTTCTTCCCAGTTTGCCGCTTGTGCTGCCGCGTTCTTGTAGTCGTTCACCAAGCCGATCAGCACTTCGTCTGTGCTGGCGTCGAGTACCTTGCCTGGCTGTGCGTACTGATTGAGCCTGATCACCACGTCGGCGTCTTGTGGCATGACCGGCATGGGTTCCTCGTTGGCGTCGATGGTGCGCCAGAACTCGGCCACCTTGGCTTTGATGGCCGCAATGACTTGCTCGTCGCGCTTGCGCTCAATGACGACGCCGCGGTTGCCTGCGATAAATGCGCCAATGAACGAGCGGGTGAATCCGCTCACGCCCATCTGGTGCTGCACCTGCATCTCGATGTGTTCAGGGGCTTCGATGCTGCCGTCGTCGTGCTCGATCCAGCCGTCGCGGAATGCGAGGTAATCGACGTTTTTAATCTCCAGATGCGCTGGGCCACCTTCTAGGTTTGTGATCATGAAGTCGAACGAGCTGCCGATGCGTGCGTCTGGGTCGCGCATGTAGTCCTTGAGCGGCACGATTTCCCAGCCCTGTTCCTCTGCGATGCCGTGGGCAATGGCCGCTTCCAGTCGGTTGCCCCACTTCATGCGCTCGTTGACCTTGAAGTCTGGCGTCACGTTGTTGCGCTTGCGATGCCACAAGTCGAAGTGCGTCAGGTATGGGCTCATGCCAAACAGCGCGGCTGATTCGGTGCTGGTAACGTCTAGCTTGCGCAGCTCCAGCCATTGCTGCTCGCTGGTGGTTTTGATGATTTCGGTTGTCATTTGGTTTTTCCTTCTAGTTCTGCGAGTTGTTTGCGTAGTCGATCTGCTTTGGCTTTTTTCTCTGCTTCTCGTTCCTCTGCTTCTTTGACTTTCAACAGCTCGTAAGTCGACTGGTTGATCAAGCCGTTGTGAAAGGCATCCCCTGCACTCAGATAGTCGCCGAGCGGTATGTCGCTTGACCCGTAAAACGATGGCTCCACTTCAATTGTTGGGGCCTCGTCGTAACTTCCGCCCTCGGCGCTGAGCGCAATGTAGCAACCCGTCTCTGTGACGATGACAACGCCAACATCACGCTTCCCACATGGGTTTTCAATCACCGCTTTGATGGTGTGCCCAACAAGGCTGTCAAGGCTGCGAAGTTGAATATCTTGGTCTAAGCTCATATTCTTAGCCCTTGCTTGGTTCGTATGTGATTGCTTGCAGTTTGATGATGCGGTCAAGGATGGCGTTTTCTCGCATGTGGTTTTCTGCCCTGACTTTTTGGAGCTGGCTGTTGAGGCCGTCGAGCTCTTTGGCTAGTGTTGTTTCGCGCGGGTAAAAATTCACCGTGATTTCGGCTGTGCCGACTTCCACCCAGTCTTCGGTTTCGCTCATATCGTGGTTTAGGTATGTAAGCGCATCAAGTGCTTCTGTTGTTTGTCCTTTTTCAATCAAATGAAAAATGTGATCTGAGTTTCTCCATGGGCTGGTTGTCCATGCTTTTAACGTTGCTGTTGCTGTTGTCATAGTGGGGCCTCTGGTAGTTGTTGACGTTGCTGGGTTTGGTACGCTTTTTGTTGAGCCTGCGTCCATGGCTGTGCTGGGAATGGTGGGAATGGCCACATTACAGTCTTACTCCGGTTGCGTTAAAAATTCTGCGGTTCATCTCGCGGGCGAAGTCCGTGTCCATGGCCGCGTCGATCTCGCTTTGCAGGCGCTCGGCGCGGCAGTGTTTGCGGTACTCTTGTTCGAGGCTTTCGATCACCGTGTCGCTGAGCAGGTTGTAAATCTCAGCGCCGTTGACGTAGACGTGCCAGAGGTTGCTGGTGTAGTCCTCGAAGTAGCATTCAAGTGACGCGTCGCTGTCGTCGCGTGCGTCTGCTGTGTACATCGTGAGGTCGTCGTGTCGGCTCATTGCGTTCTCCTGTTGTGTTGCAATAACTGCATCATGCCACACAAATCTGTCAGAGTTGGATTAAATGTGCATGAGTTGCTGAATTGCAACAAACGCAACGTGTTGCGTTATTTGCTACAATCGCGGCATGAATACACCAGACACACAAACAACTGACGACACGCCCGCTGGCAAGTGCATCGCTGCCTTTGGTGGCGTGCGTGCCTTGGCGCGTGAGCTTGGCCGTAACCCTTCGAGCATCAGCCGCTGGCGCAGCCCCAAAGAAGAGGGCGGCACGGGTGGATCTGTGCCTGCGCAGTTGCAGGGACGCGTCTTGGCGCTTGCTCGTGCCCGCGGCTTGAGCTTAGTGGCCGAGGACTTGATCTTGAAGGCCGCTGAGCATGGTCTCTGATCGCCAGTTGGCGTCCATCGTTTCGGTGGATCGCTACGAGCTGCCGAGCAAAATTGCAGAACGCGCCGGCGTGCGCAGGTTGAGCAACGCCTCGCTTGGGCGCTTGCACCGTGCTGGCATCCTTGAGCGCGTGCCTGGCCCGACCTGCTTCATGTACCGGTCAAAACAGATGAGGATCAAATGACCATCACCCTGCGCCCATATCAGAACACCTTGATCGAGCGTGCCCGTGCCAACTTCATTGCGGGCAAAACGAGCCAGCTCATCGTGCTGCCCACCGGTGGCGGCAAGACTGTGTGCTTCTCGTACATGGTCAGCAACGCTGTGAAGAAGGGCCTGCGCGTTTGGGTGCTTGCCCATCGCGTCGAGCTGCTTGAGCAAATCTCGCGCACGCTCACCTCGTTCGATGTTGACCACGGCATGATCGCGCCCAGCTACATCGGCAATCGCCATTCGATGGTGCAGGTGGCTTCCGTGTTCACGCTGGTGCGCAGGCTCGACCGCTACGCTGCGCCCGACCTGATCATCGTGGACGAGGCTCATCATGCAATCAGCGACAGCACATGGGGCAAGGTGATCACAGCTTATCCACAGGCAAAACTGCTTGGCGTGACAGCCACACCGATTCGCTTGTCTGGCGAGGGTTTGCGCGACTTGTTCCAGTGCATGGTGCAGGGGCCTTCGATGCGCGACCTCATCGAGCTTGGGGCTTTGAGCCCGTACCGTTTGTTTGCGCCTGCTGGTGTTGATCTGTCCGGTGTGCACACGCGAATGGGCGACTACGTGCGTGGCGAGCTGGAGGCTGCGGTGGACAAGCCATCCGTGACCGGCGACGCTGTTGCCCACTACAAACGCCTTGCGCCTGGCCGTCGTGCTGTGGCGTTTTGCGTTTCGGTCAAGCACGCGCAGAACGTGGCCGACCAGTTCAACGCCAGCGGCATCGTGGCCAGAGCGATTGATGGCACTATGGAGCGCGACTTGCGTGCTGCCGTCCTCGCTGAGTTTTCCGAGGGCAAGGTGCAGGTGCTTGCCTCGTGCGATCTGATCTCCGAGGGGTTTGATGTGCCGGCCATCGAGGCTGCTATCTTGCTGCGCCCTACCCAGTCGCTGGGTCTGTACTTGCAGCAGGTTGGGCGTGCGCTGCGCACCTTCCCTGGCAAAACGGAGGCGATCATCCTTGACCATGCTGGCAACGTGAAGCGCCATGGCATGCCGGACGAGGTGCGTGCGTGGTCGTTGGATGGCCAGCCCAAGAAGCACGGGGCCAAGAAGTCCGAAGTGCCCGTGAAAACCTGCGCCGAGTGCTTTGCCACCGTGGCGTCTGTCGCAACGCATTGCAGTTGTGGCTATGAGTTCCCAGTGGTGGAGCGCGAGTTGAATCAGGTGGACGGTGAGCTCGAGGAGATCGACCAAGCCGCTGCGGTGAAGATGCGCAAGGCTGAGCAGGCGTTTGCGCAGGACGAGCAGACCTTGGTGGCGCTTGGCCGCAGCCGTGGCATGAAGCGTCCGGAGCTGTGGGCCCGTCATGTGTTGCGTGCGCGTCACGCGAAGGTTGCGCGTCGTGCCTGAGTGCCTTGGCTGTCGTCGCTGCGAATCTGGCCCTGTGGTGACTTTGATCGACGGGCGCGTGGTGTGCAACTTCTGCGAGGACTGGCGCACCGAGTGCGAGGCTCGCCACGTTCTTTCGATGCCGCGCATTGACCAGCGTCGTTCGTACATCGCCGATGTGACCAAGCGTAGGGGCGAGGCTGCTGGCAACGCGTTTGCCAACCTGATTCGCGCTGTCCATGCGCACGCAAAGGCTCAACGTGACCGAGGCTGATCTCATGCGCTTGATCATGATTGCCATCTCCGAAGATGGGCATTTTGTTGCGCGTGCAAACGTTGGATTGTTTTTTACAAAGGATGGCAGGCCAATCAATTCTGGTCTTCCAAGAGGTTTTTCTGATTTGTTTGGCACTAGACGTGGTGATGGTCGCTCTTTCTATTTGGAAGTTAAAACAGAAAAAGGAGTTGTGTCTGCTGAGCAGCACAAATTTCTTAATGCAATGAGGATGCGTGGGGCTATTGCTGCCGTTGTAAGGTCGGTTGAATCGGCTGTAACGCTTCTGAATCAGCCATAACGCTGTTGCGTAAACCGCAATAACTATGGTACATTTCTTTCGGGGCTTGGTCTGACTAGCTATCAGGCGACGACGCATGACCCTGGCGAGTGCGGCCCCACCTTTTCGCCAGTTTTGAGAGCCAGGTATGAACGCACAACAAGAATTTAGAGACGCCATTGCTGCTGCGGGGTTGACGCCCCCTGACGAAATCATTGGCGATGGCAAAATCCAGCGCTTTAGCTCAAACGGGACGCCTCGTGACAAGGCTGGCTGGTATGTGTTTCACGACGACGAGCGCCCTGCTGGCCGGTTTGGTTGCAACCGAGCGCAGGTTGACGCGACGTGGTCGTCAAAAAGCAAGCGCGAGTTCACGCCCGAAGAGAGGCGAGCATGGCGCAAGAAGATGGACGATGCCAAGGCGCAGCGCGAGGCCGACATGGCTCGTGAGCACGCCGAGTGCGCTGTCCGTGCTGCATCGATGTGGGAGCAGGCTCAGGAGATGAGCCACCCATACGGTGTGCGCAAGATGGTGGGCACCGAGGGCACGCGTGTTTTGAACGGTGAGCTGCTTATTCCTGTGCGCCATGGCCCTGGCCCGCTGGTTGGCCTGCAACGCATCCATGCCGATGGCGAGAAGCGGTTTCTCAAGGGTACGCCCATGGCCGGTGCTTATACCGTGCTTGGCAAGCCTTCGCGCCTTGGCCCCGTGGTGATCTGCGAGGGCTGGGCCACTGGCAAGTCGATCGAGTTGGCCACTGGCTACTGTGTGGTGGTGGCGTTCAACGCTGGCAATCTCGAAAACGTGGCCGTCAAGATTCGCAAGGCTTTGCCGGAAGCGCTGATCATCATCGGTTGCGACGACGACTTCAAGACCAAAGGCAACCCTGGCATGGTCGCTGGCGCTGATGCTGCCCGCGCTGTCGGTGGTGTGGTTGCTTGGCCAGTCTGGATGAACGATCAGACCGGTACCGACTTCAACGATTTGCACGCCGATGAGGGTTTGGACGCTGTTCGCATGTGTTTTGAAGACCCAAGGCCACCGCGCGACTTCGAGCCGGAGGATAATCCGGTGCAGGTCAATGCGGCGAGTGACCCGTCCTCTACCGGCGCAGCAGCGGGTGAGATCACAAACAACCCCGTAAGCAGCGGAGACGTTACCTCTCTGGCGTCTGCCGCTGCACCCGTTGACTACTACGGCTTTCTGCCCGACACCAACGACAAAGGCAAGCCGCTTTCGACCATTGAGAACTTGGCGACCATCGCGCGTCGCTTGGGCGTCATCATCCGCTACAACGTGATCAGCAAGGAGGAGGAGATTCTCATCCCCGACGCCGGCTTCTCGTTGGACAACCGGCAAAACGCCAGCCTGTCGTGGCTGATCTCCGAGTGTGCCAAGTTCCGCATGCCCGTCGACCGCGTGCCGGACTTCGTGACCTACCTTGCCGACCAGAACCAGTACAACCCCGTGGCCGAGTGGGTGACCAGCTCGCCTTGGGACGGTCAGGATCATCTGGCCCAGCTCATTGCCACGGTCAAAGCCAAGGGCGAGGACGCCGATCACCGCATCATGGCCATGAAGACCGCGTTCATGACCCGCTGGATGATCTCGGCCATTGCTGCTGCCTTTCGTCCGACCGGCGTCTCTGCCCATGGCGTGCTCGTTTTTCAGGGTGCGCAGTACGTGGGCAAGACCAAGTGGTTCAAGTCCTTGGTGCCCGACAGCATCGGTGTGCTCAAGGATGGCATGCTGTTGCGCCCTGATGACCGTGATTCGGTGATGAAGTGCGTGTCGAACTGGCTGGTGGAGCTGGGCGAGATCGACGCCACCTTCCGCAAGTCCGACGTGGCCGCGCTTAAATCCTTCCTGACCTCCGACCGCGACGTCCTACGCCGAGCCTATGCCCGTAAGGAGTCGGCGTTTGCCCGTCGCACCGTGTTTTTTGCCTCGGTCAACCCCAAGAACTACCTGCACGACGACACGGGCAACCGGCGCTACTGGACGATCGAGTGCGAGAAGCTCGACCACGACCACAACGTGAACATGCAGCAGTGCTGGGCGCAGGTCTATGAGCAGCTTTACCGTCCTGGCGAGTCGTGGTTTCTTACAACTTCTGAGATGGCTTTGCTCAACGACCACAACGAGGACTTCACCGTAATCGACCCAATCGAGGAGCTGATCACGAGCGGTTTGAAGTGGTCTGACCCACGTTCGATGTGGAAATGGCGGAGCGCGACGGAGGTGATGGTGTCACTAGGAAAGCTGAATTGTTCCAAGGCTGAGGTGACCAAAGGGGGCATCATCATGCGCAAATTGAACGGCGAGCAGTCGAAACGCACCGGCAACACCCGCCTTTTGTTCGTTCCTGACACCTCTATGACACCGGCACAAAATAGGAGTCACTTTTGAAAGCCTTGATTTCATTGGGTTTTTTCCACCTGTACACTTGTGACACCTCCTACCTAAAACTAAAGAAAATTAGGGATATAGGGAACGCGCGAGGGGCGCACGTGAAAAACGGGCGCGTAATAGGAAAGCTGGTCATAGGTGACATGACGTGTCAAGGCGCAGTGACACGAAAACTCTGTTACACTTGAGTTTTGTTAAGGAGTGACACAATGGAATACAAAATTGATCGTGATATACCTTTGCCTCTAGGGCGTTCTGAGCGTTACCCTTTTTCTTCAATGAATATTGGGGAAAGTTTTTTTTCAGAAAAAATGAGCGCAAGGACTGCTTCAATAAATTACCAAAAAAAGCACGGTGGAAAATTTGCAAGTCGTCGTGAAAATGGTGGCGTTCGAATTTGGCGCATCGCCTGATCTGTTGCAAAATAAACACTACCGGAGAGAGAAATGAAAAACGAAACGAAATCACCCGCGCTTGGCGTCTACCAGCTGCGTCCGATCGTTGGCTTGAAACCTTACGAGAAAAACGCCCGCACGCATTCCGCGTCTCAGGTCGAGCAGCTTTGCCGCTCAATCAAGGAGTTCGGTTTCACGAACCCGCTTCTGATCGACGAGCAAGATCGCATCATTGCTGGCCACGGTCGTTTGCAAGCTGCCTTGGCGCTCAAGATGACCGAGGTTCCTGTCTTGATCTTGGCTGGCTTGTCCGATGCCCAACGCAAGGCTTTGATCCTTGCCGACAACAAGATCGCGCTAAACTCTGGCTGGGACTTGGCTTTGCTCACCTCCGAGCTGGCGGATTTGAAGGCTGATGGCTACGACCTGACGCTGACCGGTTTCTCGCTCGAGGAGATCGATGGCATGGTCGAGACCTTAGAACCTGAAAACGACCCCGACGAAGCCCCCGACGTGCCAGCAGAACCGAAGACAAAGGTGGGCGACGTCTACATCCTTGGCCCACATCGTTTGGTTTGCGGTGATTCGACCTCGATGGCGAACCTCGACGCCTTGATGCAGGGCGAGCTGGCTGACTGCTGCTGGACTGATCCACCATACAACGTGGCCTATGAGACCAAGGCTGGCAAAATTGCCAACGACGACCTGGGCGACAAGGAGTTCCGCGAGTTCATTTGCTCGGCCATGACCACAGCCTATGCCGTCATGAAGCCTGGCGCTGCCATCTACGTTGCGCACGCTGACACCGAGGGTTTGAACTTCCGCGCTGGCTTCACCGCTGCTGGCTTCAAGTTGTCCGGCTGCTTGATCTGGAAAAAGGACTCATTGGTTCTTGGCCGCTCCGACTACCAGTGGCAGCACGAGCCAATCCTCTACGGTTGGAAGCCTGGCAGCTCACATCGCTGGTACGGTGGCCGTAAGCTCACGACAATGATTGACCTAGATCAAGATCGCATGCCTTTCACGCGTCGTGAAGATGGCCGCTTCGAGATTCGTGTGGGTGATTCGGTCATGGTGATTGACGGCACGGCCACGATTGAGGAGATGGTTCCGTCCATCATCCGCGAATCAAAGCCTAAGCGCTCCGATGGCCATCCAACCATGAAGCCTGTGGCCCTGATCGAACGCATGCTGCGCAACTCTGCGCGTCCTGGCGACATCATCCTTGACCTGTTTGGCGGCTCCGGTTCTACGCTGATGGCTGCTGAGCGCCTTGGCATGTGCGCCCGTTTGTCTGAGCTTGACCCTGGCTACTGCGATGTGATCGTTTCTCGTTATGAGGCCTACACTGGCCGCAAAGCTGTACTGGAGACCCGCAATGAAACTTGAAAAACCTGATTTAAAAAGCAAGAAATCAAAAAGCGTGCCAACAAAACCACGTCACCCCAATTACGGTGGCGCTCGTTCTGGTGCTGGTCGTCCTGCATTTGAACCCACTCAAGCCGAGCGTAAGCAGGTGGAGGCGCTGTCTGGCTACGGTTTGCCGTTCGCCCAGATCGCTGTGTTGGTTCGCGATGGCATCAGCTTGGACACGTTGTCCGAGCATTTCGCTGCTGAGCTGGCTTGTGGCAAGGCCAAGGCCAATGCCAAGATTGGCCAGACGTTGTTCCAGAAGGCCACCGGTGGCGACACCACGGCCATGATCTGGTGGTCAAAGACCCAGATGCGTTGGTCTGAGCGCATCGAGCTGACCGGTGCTGATGGTGGCGCGATCAAGACCGAGAACGCAAACACCGTGGTGCTGGAGCCGTCCGAGGCCTACAAGCGTCTGATTGGCGGTGCGGCATGAACGACATTGATGCCATCTTGGCTGAGCGTGCCGCTCGGTATGGTTCGTTCCTTGGGCATGCTGAGATTTCTCAAAAGCTCAAAGGCTTGCTTCACCACTACGAGGCTGTCCGTGGCTGCGACCTAGACCCTGACATGCGCGAGGCGCTTGAGATGATCGCGCACAAGGTGGCACGGATTTTGAACGGCGACCCGTGTTATTTGGACAACTGGCTGGACATTGCTGGCTACTCGAAGCGCGTTGCCGACCGGTTGCAAGAGACGCATGACTGACTTCGACTGGCGCAATCCGGACTATGGGCCTGTCTTCCAGGCTCGCATCGACCGCGTCAAGCGCATGCGCGAAGACCCGTCGATCTTGCCTGGCCTCATGCAGTTCTATGCCGAGCACCCTGTCGAGTTCATATCCGATTGGGGCATGACCTTCGACCCGCGTAACGTCGAGCGTGGCTTCGAGGCGGTGACGCCTTTCTTGCTGTTCCCAAAGCAGGCCGAGTTCGTCACTTGGGTGATCGACCGATGGATGGGGCGCGAGGATGGCTTGGTTGAGAAGTCGCGCGACATGGGCGCTTCGTGGCTTTGCGTGGCTGTTGCCGTCTGGATGTGGCTGTTCAAGCCTGGCACCGTGATTGGCTTTGGCTCGCGCAAGGAGGAATACGTCGACAAGCTGGGCGATCCGAAGTCGTTGTTCTGGAAGGTGCGCCAGTTCATCAACCTGTTGCCGCCTGAGTTCACGCCTGCGGGCTATGAAGAGCGGCTGCATGCGCCTTCGATGCGCATCATGAATCCGGTCAACGGGAGCACGATCGTTGGTGAATCTGGCGACAACATCGGTCGCGGCAACCGCACGTCGATCTACTTTCTGGACGAGGCTGCGTTCATTGAGCGCCCTGAGCAGGTGGACGCTGCCTTGTCTCAAACGTCAAACTGCAAGCTGCACGTCTCAACGCCCAACGGCGCGGGCAATCCGTTCTATCGCAAGCGCCACGGTGGCCGCATCCCTGTCTTCATCTTTGATTGGAAGGACGACCCGCGCAAGGATCAGGCTTGGTACCAGAAGCAGAAGGACACGCTCGACCCTGTGATCGTGGCGCAGGAAATCGACCGCGACTACACGGCTTCAGTTTCCAACGCGTTCATCGCTGGCGATATCGTGAAGGCTGCAATGTCGCGTGGCCCTGCCGATGTGCGTGCTGTTGGCCCGTTGCAGGTTGGTGTGGACGTCGCCCGCTTTGGCAATGACAAGTCCGTGATCACCTTCCGGCAGGGGCGCGTGGTCTACCCGCCGATCGTTTTTGGCCAGTGCGACGTGGTGGACGTGGCCGGTCGTGTCAAGGATGCCGTGGCTTCGTGGGGTGGCAAGGTGGCCCAGATTGCGGTGGACTCGATCGGCATTGGTGCTGGCGTGGCCGACATGCTGCGTCGCGACTTCCCTCGTGGCGTGGTTGTGGATGTGAATTCAAGCATCCGGCTGTCGGATGGGCAGAACTACAACCTGCGTGCCCGCATGTGGCGCGACATGCGCGAGTACTTGAAAAACGGCGCCTCGATCCCGAACGATGGCGAGTTGGCCACCGAGCTGTCTGCGCTGCAGTACGAGTACCGTGGTGGCGAGCTGCTGATGGAGTCAAAGGACGACGCCAAGAAGCGCGGCATAAAGTCGCCTGACCGCGCGGATTCGCTGGCCTTGACGTTTGCAGTCCCTGTGCGAGAATTGGGCGGAGTTCTGCAAACACACGCAGAAGTGAATTATTCAATTTTGTAGTGAGGTGTCTCATGGGTGGAGCAGTTCCTAATCCTGTAAAAGTTGTGAAGAAGGCGGCAAACGTCGTCACAGACGTTGTTGACGCTGGTGTGAGCACCGTGAAGAAGGCGGCTGATGTTGTTGTTGAAGCTCCAAAAGCTGCTTTGAATGTTGCGACTGACACCGTCAAAGGCACCGTGAGCGCTGCAAAAGACTTGGCCACCGGCACCGTTGATCTGGTGAAGGACGTTGCCAAGGTTCCTGTCGATCTGGCCAAGGGCGTTGTCAAGGTGACCAAGGATGCCGTTGGCGACGTGGTCGAGGCAATCATCCCAACCCCAAAGATTCCAGAAATGCCAGCCGTTGATGACGGCTCTGCCGCTGCCGCCGATGATGCTGTTTCTCGCAGCAACCAGATGATCAGTGAGCGCGACCGCGCTGATCGCTTGCGTCGTCGTCGTGGCCGCGCTGCGACGCAGCTTGTTCAACCTTCGATTGCGGCTGTGCCCACCGGCTCCGTCGCGACTAAATCTCTTTTGGGGCAGTAATCATGGCGGATTCACGCGCATCTGACATACTCGACAAACACGAGCGCATGCGTCAGCAGCGCTTGTACTTCGAGCGTATCTGGCAAGAGATTGCCGACCGCATCATTCCTCGCAAGGCTGAGTTCAAGCGCCACCGTGGTCGCGTGACCGATCCCAAGGGCGACCGTCGTACCGATCAGGTGTTTGACGCTGCTCCTGCTTTGGCGCTTGACCGCTTTGCTGCGGCCATGCATTCGCTGGTGACGCCTCGTAATCAGCAGTGGCATTCGCTGCGCCCGCAAAACGAAGAGTTGGCCGAAAACCAAGAGGTGAAGAAGTACCTCGAAGAAGTGAACAAGCGATTGTTTGCCGCTCGCTACTCGAGCAACTTCGACAACCAGATTCACGAGTGCTACTTCGACTCTGGCGCGTTTGGCAACATGTGCATGTTCATCGGCGACCGTCTTGGCCGCTCGGTCTACTACCGCACGGTACCCGTCGAGCAGTTGTTCTTCATGGAGAACGAGTTTGGCGTCGTTGACCTGGTGAACCGCGAGTTCCCAATGACCGCGCGTCAAGCTGCCAGCAAGTTTGGCACTGACCGCCTGCCTTCACAAATCCGAGATGCTGCCGAGAAGCGCCCAGAGCAGGAGTTCTGGTTCTTGCATTGCGTAAAGCCTCGCGAAGATGCGGACATGTCGCGCAGGGACTACAAGGGTATGGCCTTTGCTTCGTACTACGTGTGCATCGAATCACGCGAGATCGTCAGCGAGGGCGGTTTCCGCTCGATGCCTTATGCCGTTTCTCGCTATGCCGTTTCCTCTGGTGAGGTGTACGGTCGTGGCCCTGCGCAGATCATCTTGCCAGACGTGAAGATGCTCAACGAGATGAACCGCACCGTGATTCAAGCTGCCCAGCTCGCTGTGCTGCCTCCGTTGTTGGCTCACCGTGATGGCATCTTGGACGCGATTCGCCTGACGCCTGCGGCCATCAACTATGGCGGTGTTGACGACAACGGTCGCCAGCTCATCCAAGCGATGAACGTTGGCCAGAACGTGAACCTTGGCCTTGAGCTGATGGATCAAAAGCGTGCGCTCATCAACGACGCGTTTTGGAATACCTTGTTCCAGATTCTGGTGGACACGCCCAACATGACGGCGACCGAGGCAATGCTTCGTGCGCAGGAGAAGGGCGCATTGCTTGCCCCGACTGCCAGCCGTATCGAGTCCGAGTTCTTGAACCCGATGGTTGAGCGTGAGCTTGACATTCTGGCCATGGCTGGCGAGTTGCCTCCAATCCCTGACGCGCTCATGGAGACTGGCGGCTTGTTCGAGGTCGAGTACACCTCGCCGCTTGAGCGTGCCCGTCGTGCCGAGGAGGGCGTGGCTATCTTGCGCACCTTTGAGCAGTTGGCTCCGATTGCGCAGGTCGATCCAAACGTCTACCGTCGTTTCAACATGGGCGAAGCTGCGAAGGTCTTGGCCGACGTCAACGGCGTGCCTGCAAAAATCATGTACACCGACGACGAAATGGCTGAGATCGACGCGGCTGACGCCCAACAGCAACAGCAGCAACAGCTCTTGCAGGCCGCTCCGATTGCTGCAAGCGCAGCGAAGGACTTGGCTCAGGCCCAGTCGTTGGCGGCTGCTGCTCCGAATCAAATGCTGCCAAACATCGGCGCTTAAGTCGTGGACTTGTTCAGCCGTTTTTGGAATAAGCGCAATGCGTACCGCACTGCGTTTGGTGAGAAGGCTGGCATGCATGTGCTGGCCGATCTGCGAGAGTTCTGTCGTGCTGATTCATCCTGCGTGGTGGTCGGCAAAGATGGGAAAATAGACACGCATGCCACTTTGCTTGCCGAGGGTCGGCGCGAGGTTTGGCTGCGTATTACTGAAACCCTGCAATTGACCGACGAGCAATTGCTCAAACTGAAAGAGAACCACAATGTCTGACGCTCCTGCTACACCCGCAACGCCTGCCGCAACACCCGCTGCGGCTCCTGCTGCACCACTTTCCGCTGCTGCCTCATTGGCTGGTGGCGATCCAACACCCGCAACGCTTGCGGCACCGGCTGCTCCTGCCTCTGCTCCTGCCGCCGCTGATCCAGCACCCGCAGACCCGAACGCGCCAGTGGCCGTCACGCTGCCTGGCAAGGACGCGACGCCTGAGCAGTGGGCGGAGTTCTACAAGAACATCGGCGCTCCTGAAAGCTCCGATGCATACGAGCTGCCTATCCCTGATGGTGACAACGGCGAGTTCGCGAAGACCGCAGCCGCTTGGTTTAAGGACGCCGGCTTGCTGCCTCAACAGGCAAACGCTCTGGCATCCAAGTGGAACGAGTTTCAAGGCGCACAAGCTGCTGCAGCTCAAGCCGCTGAGGATGCCCGCCTGCAAGCCATGGACACAAAGAACCGCGCTGAGGAGACCGCTCTTAAAACCGAGTGGGGCCAAAAGCACGACGCCAACATGGAGCTGGCCAAGCGTGCTGTGCGTCAGTTCTTGCCCGCCGACAAGTCTGGCGAAATCATCACCGCGCTTGAAGACAAGCTTGGCTATGCCGAAACCATCAAGCTGCTGCACACCATTGGCGCTGGCCTTGGTGAGCACGACGCTGCAGGTCTTGGCCAGCAGTCCGGTGGCAAGAAGTCTGCTGCCGAGATTCTTTACGGCGGCACTGCCAGCAAGTGACGAACCCCAAGCCGATACCTGAGCAGCTGGGCGAGCGCGTGCCCATGCTCAACAGGTACGGCTTCTTTGTCCGTGCGGGCTATCCATTTGGCGTCATGCGCCCGCTCGATTACTTCATCGTCCCAGACCGCTTGCGCACGCCAGAGATGGTTCGCCAAGCGGTTTGTCGTCGTGCCAAGCGCCACGGCGAGACGTTCCAGACCAAGCGCACGGTCGACGGAATCATGGTTATTCGCATCGCTTGAGTTGACAGCGTTGCAAAACGTGAGAATTCGCGCATAGAATTCGCGCACTGTGGTGCTTGAGTGTGCTACAGCCCATTCGCCGACCGGCGTTAACCCTTTGGAGGTCTAAATGACAACCCTTGCAAACAATGCGCTGACGCTCGCCGATTGGGCAAAGCGCCGCGATCCCGACGATCGCGTCTCCACCATCGTTGAGTTGCTCAACCAGACAAACGACATTCTTCAGGACATGTTGTGGGTCGAAGGCAACCTGCCAACTGGCCACCGCACCACCGTGCGCACCGGCCTGCCCGAAGTAGCATGGCGCAAGCTGAACTACGGCGTGGCTCAATCGAAGAGCACAACCGTGCAAGTGGATGACTCCACCGGCATGTTGGAAGCCTTCGGTCAAGTCGACAAAGACTTGGCAGAGTTGAATGGCAACACCGCTCAGTTCCGCCTGTCTGAAAACATGGCCTTCTTGGAAGCCATGAATCAAGAGATGGCCAGCACGTTGTTCTACGGCAACAGCACAAACGAACCAGAAGCCTTCACCGGTTTGGCAGTTCGCTACTCCAGCTTGTCCGCTACAAACGGCCAAAACATCTTATCTGCTGGTGGCGCTGCCACTTTGACTTCGGTGTACTTGGTTGGTTGGGGCGACAACACTGTCCACGGTATCTATCCAAAGGGCACGACTGCTGGTTTGCAGCACACTGACCTCGGCTTGGACACTGTGACTGACGCTGCTGGTGGCAAGTACCGCGCGTACCAAGACCACTACCAGTGGAAGTGCGGCCTGTCTTTGCGCGACTGGCGCTATGTGACCCGCATCGCCAACATCAACGTGACCCACTTGGCTGCTCAGTCTGACACGCAAGCGTCGACTGCCGGTACCGAGTTGATCAAGATGATGAGCCGTGCCATCGACCGCATCCCTGCGTTCGGTATGTGCAAGCCTGTGTTCTACATGAACCGTACCGTGTTCTCTTTGTTGCGCGTCATGGCGTTGCAAAAGTCCGCAGGTGCGTTGTCCATCGAGCAGGCTGCAGACCAGTTTGGCAATCCAGTGCGCGGCAACTTGTCGTTCATGGGTATTCCAATCCGCCGCGTTGATTCGATCTTGAACAACGAAACAGCAATCAGCTAATTGGAGGCTCACAATGCTTATCGACAAACTCTTGGAGTTCTCTGATGCACAAGCGGTCACCTCGACCGCCATCAGCACGAACGTGATTGACACTGCGCCTCAAGGCAACGGTGTGAACACAAACACAACCCGCGACCTTGGCAATGGTGAAGACCTGTACTTGGTGGTGATCACTCAAACTGCCGCGACAGACACTAGCAGCGATGCTACGTTGACCGTGACGCTTGAGTCTGACAGCACCGAAGACTTGGCAACATCGGCCACTACACATTTCAGCACTGGCGCTTTGGCTTTCGCAGCCTTCTCTCCTGCTGGCACTGTGTTGGCTAAGGTGAAGTTGCCCGCTGGCTCTTACGAGCGTTATGTTGGTGTGCGCTACACCGTGGCTTCTGGCCCGTTGACTGCAGGTAAGTTCGACGCGTTCTTGACGAACGGTGTTGACTCTCCACGCAGCTACGTTGCTGGCTCGACAATCGTCTAAGGTTAACCCGTGAAGTACCGCGCTACCCAGCCTGGCTTCATGGGTTTTCGTGTCAAGGTTGGCGATATTGTGGAAATCAACGGAGAACCACCTATCGCCGGTCTTGTGCCAATCGACGAACCTGCTGCCGAATCAACACCAGCCGAAGTGACCGAGAAGCCTGCAAAGGCTCCAAAGAAACAGAAGCAGGCAACACCAGAAGCTGACGCGGAGAAAGGCCCTGAGCCTGACCCCGTTGGTGATGTGATCTAAGAAGGCCCTTCGGGGCCTTTTTTACTTGGAGCTCAAATGAAGACATTTCAAAAACCCGCGCTGCCGTTTTTGTACAGCGCTGCGACTGGCGACTTGGCCGGATTCAAAGACCCAGATGGCAGCGAGCAGTTGTTTTTCTTTCAGCCTCGCCTTGGCTTTTTCTACAGCACGCAAGATCAAACGGACGGTGGTGCGACTGCTGTGACGTTCAACAACACGGCGCTGTCTCGTGGCGTGTCGGTTGTTGACAGCTCTAAGGTGTACGTTGACCGCGCTGGCTGGTATGAGTTCACGTTGTCTGTGCAGATTCAAAACTCGGACAGCTCGGCTCATAGTTTTGACTTGTGGGGCGTGCTCAATGGCCAAGTGATTGCTGACAGCAATTTCTCGTACAGCGTACCGTCAAGCCATGGCGGCAAGCCTGGGCGTCTTGTGCCAAGCCAGAACTTCTTTCTGCCGCTCAACGTTGGCGATTACGTGCAGGTGAATTGGGTCACGGACGACGCTGCTGTGACCGTCCAGACCACCGCAGCGCAGGTCACGCCGACCCGTCCTGTGACGCCTTCTGTGCTGCTTACCGTGAAAGAAGTTGGTAGCTTGGAGGCATGATCTAGACCTGCGGGATTATTGGTGCGAAAATCCTGCCAATCTCAGGAGTTCCGCCCATGGCATCAAAGGTCGAAATCGCAAATCGTGCGCTCACAAAGTTGGGCGCAGACCGCATCCTCTCTCTGGCTGACCAGACCAAAGAGGCCCGCACACTAAGCTCCATGTTTGACACGGTGTTCTATGCGGAGCTTCGTCGTCACCGTTGGAAGTTTGCCGTTGCTCGCACAACGCTGCCTGCGCTTGTGGCTGCTCCTGCTTGGGGCTACCAGTACGCGTACGCGTTGCCCGCTGACTACTTGGCGTTGATTCAGGTGAACGACATTCGTGTGCGTGCCACCAAACAAACTGTGCCATGGACGATCGAGGCTGATCAAATCCTGACCGACTTGCCTGCGCCTTTAAAGTTCCGCTACATCAAAAAGATCACGGACTTTTCGCTGCTCGACCCGTTGTTCGTTGAGGTGCTGGCGTGCAAGCTGGCATTGGAGTGCTGCGAGACGTTGACCCAGTCAACCCAGAAGCGCCAGCTCGCTGCTGAGGAGTACAACTTCGCGGTGACCGACGCGGTTCGCTTGGATGCCATTGAGAACGAACCGGACGAGCTTCCAAACGGCACATGGTTCGATTCGCGCGAGAGCAGCTTGGTCTACTCTGGCACTGTCATCGATGGCACATTGATCAACCTCAGCTCTGGCGTGACGGTCGTATGAGCAAGGCTTCACCCGCAATCACGAACTTCAACTCTGGCGAGTTCTCGCCTTTGTTGGAGGGGCGCGTCGACTTTGAGCGTTATGCCAACGGCTGCGTGCTGGTGGAGAACTGGATTCCAACGGTTCAGGGCCCTGCCATCCGTCGTGCTGGCACGCGCTATGTGTCGTCTGTCAAGACGGCGGCCAACAAGGTTCACCTTCACCCGTTCGAGTACTCGGCAGAGATTGCCTACGTCATCGAGTTTGGCGATCAGTACATCCGTTTCTACACAAACAACGGCCAGCTAGTTTCAGGCGGCTCACCAGTTGAGGTGGCCACGCCATACACGCAGGCCAACTTGTTCAACGCAGACGGCACTTGTCGTTTGCGCTTCGCTCAGTCTGGCGAC